CGTCACGACCTGAAGCCCCGCGGGCAGAATCTCACCACCACCAGAACCATAATAATTCAGGCAGACAGGCAACTCGTTACCATACAGCCCCTTATGGCGGGCAGTCAGCGTCACCACACCTGCATCAGATGACGCCATAAACGGCAGGGTGATAACCCCGTTTACCGCTTCCTTAATCGCGGTGGCAACCGCAGTGGCATCATCGCCATTCACCACAGGCACCTGTACACGGGAGCGCCCGACATACAGACTCAGGGTGCCGCTTTCCTCTGCTTCTCCGGTAACTGTCACCCTGACTGTCGCCGCCGCCCCTCTGGCTTCTGGTACCGCAATAACATACAGTTCACCGAAAGGATCTGTCTGACGGTAGACGTCAACCATACGCGCCAGCTGGCTCCCCGCGCCACAAATCTGGCGGGCATAATCTGCCGATGGCATCAGCACCAGGCTGTTAACCTCAATGGCGGCATCGTTGCTGGCATGCCCAATCAGTAATGCAGGCGCGCTGGTCACCGCTGTATTTGCCGCAGAATTGTCCATCTCGGCGTAGAACAACGGCACCAGCGTATTCGACGGAACAGCACTAAAACTTATTGTCATGATTCTTTAGCCTTATCCTGTTTAACACGTACCACATCACCCGCCGCTATACGGCGGAGCCAGTAGCTGTTTTCTTCCACATTTCGCCCGTCAGAAGGCAAAAGATCTCCACGGGCAGGGTCAGGTACCGACCGCCCTTTCAGGGGTTTCACAAACATGAGGGACTCTTATTTCTGAGGGAAACGCATTTCCAGATGGTGCTCAAAGTCACCATCCGGGCCAGTACCAGGATCGATGTAATCCACATCAATACTCAGCAGGGATAAATCCGGCAGAGCATTCACGTCCTCTGCCTGTCGCGTGTCTTCTTCCGTGATTTCATACTTCGCTGTAAAATCAAACTGGTAATACAGTTCGTAACGGTTCAGATCCAGCAGGGTGCCACCGGCATAAACAATCTCGCCCCCCTGCGGGTCCGGCATCCACCCAAGCAGGGCTTTCCAGAGTTCTCTCCGGACATCATGAACGGCGTCATAGGCTGCCCACTGCCCTTTTTCATCACGCTCATTGCTGAGCACAACAATAACGGAGAAGCCTTCTGTCAAATCCTGCCAGTAATCGGTCTGTGATTTCTGTTCCCCCGGCGCATCGTCAGAGGGGACAACATAGGCAGCAGGCAGACGCAGTTTTCCGGCATCAGGGATCGCCTTAAACTGCGCCGCACCACCAACACGATTCTCAAAACGCGGGCATCGCTCACGCAGCGCCGCAATTATCGTTGTCAGTTTCATTTATGCTTCCTTTTTACCGGACGTAACGAACGCTGCAGCTCACGGGACAACAGTTCCTGCGTCCAGTGACGCCGCCGCTCAATAACGTCAGCCATAAAGTTATTACGCGGGGCCAGCCGGAAAGTCGAAGAATGGTGCTTCTTCTGCCGCTTATCCTTTTTATCCATTCCATACGCTGAATGGCGAACACCGTAATACAGAAACGCCGGATAATAAGGAGCACCTTCAGGAAAACGGCGATTCCCCTGCCCGTTTTTCTGGTTAGGGGAAATTTTCACCATCAGTCCGGGGCGACGCGTCGTTTTTTTGGGAACGTAATAACCGATGGAGCGGGCCAGACGTCCGGTCTGATATCCCGGGTTCTCTCCCGGACCGGAGCGTCCGCGTTTAATCACCAGACGTCTTGCGTCGCGCATATAGACGCGCCCGATCTGCACAAATGCCCGCCGCAGACGGGCACGATTAAACTCCAGCTCCTTTGGTTGTTTAAAGTCGACGTGTAAAAATGCTGTCTGATTCATGGCATTCACCCCGTCGCCGCTCTGTGCACAATTCCTCACATTCCAGCAATAAAAAACGGCGCTGACCATTCAGGTCGCGTATTCGCCGGATCCGGTACACCTGACCGTAATAAACCACCTCATGATCTGCCGTGATATCGTGCCGGAAACGGATTGTAAAATAATGCGTAACGACATTTTCTGTCTGCACTGAGCCCTGATAAGCGGCAGCACCTGGCTGAGCCACTTTTGCCCAGACATCAAACGATTCCGTATATGTCGGCTCCGTACCAAAATCATCTGTGGGTTCATCCACACGGAGGCGGATCTTTATCCGGCGATTCAGTTCTCCGGGATCCGGTAAAAGGTAAGTGGCACTGGTCTGACTTTGCCTGATTTTCATAGTGGGACAATCCTGTAAGGGCCAGCGAGCCATCTGAAACTCATTGGCGTTTCCAGTTTCTCCACATCGGTGATCGTTGAGCGATTCTCATAAAAATGACTGACCAGCATCAGCATTGCCAGACGAACATCATCGGTCAGATGCATCCCGTCAGGATCGTCTTCCGGAATCGTCTCTTCCGGTGCATACAACTTCCTGTTCAGGTATGTCTCTGTTCTTTTCTGTACCGCCTGTGCCAGCAGTTTCAGAAAATCGCCGTCACTGTACAAACCATCATCGAGCCGGAGGTGAGATTTAATTTCCTCTTCTTTCAGGAGCATATTTTCCTCCTGTGCCCGCCATTACGCGGGCACAAAAAAACCGCATTACGCAGCGGCTTTCTGGCGGGTTGCAGCCCCAATTTTCATCAGCTTAATCGCCTGAGAATCCACCAGCATACCGCCGGTTCGCTTGGTGGTATAAAAACCCACAAACGGTTTATTGGTGTACGGATCGCGCAGGATACGGGTACCGATGCGATCAACGATGGTATAGCCACGTTTGAAGTTACCAAACGCAATGGCTTTTGCATCGGCAGCAATATCCGGCATCTGTTCATTCTCAACGATGCCATACCCTGCCAGAGAAGAAGGCTGACCCAGCTCAATACCCGGACGCCACAGATAATTTCCGTCGTTATCCTTCAGCAGACGAATGGCAAACAGGCTGCTGTTGTTCATCATAAACTTCGCGCCGCTACGGTGCGCCTTACGCAGGGTGTAAATCAGTTTAATGATCGCATCAGCGGTCACGCCAGAAGCCGCGCCGGAAGCAATGTGCTGAAGTTTGCCAAACGCACGGGTCTTGTCATCTTCATCGGTGGACTCATAAGCCAGAAAACCTTTTGGTTTTTTGCTGCCGTCGCCACTGGTAAAGGCAATTTCTTCCTGTTCGGCAAATTCCAGCGCCAGCTCACTGTTGATCCAGTCTTCCACATTGAAGAAAGCGTCATCGAGCATTTTCTGGGTGGCCTGCGGGTTGCCGTAGATTTCCCCCATAAAGGGTTCAATCAGCCCCAGTTTTGAGGTGGCGGTTTCCGGACGTGCATCCGTTTCCCCCACCCATCCGGACGTTGTGCCGCCCAGATTCACCAGTTTTTTATAATCCGAGCCACCGAGGGTGATCACAGTGGCTTCCTGGCGCATCACCACCTCATCTTTCAGCAGCGTCAGAATGGTGCGATCCAGTTCTTCCGGAATGGCATAACCACCATCTTCATCATTGCCCACCTGCAGCGCCTTACGCTCAAGCTCACGCAGACCGTCTTCACGCCCCTTGCGCATAAATCCGATAAACGCTTCTTTATGTTCACTGGCAACTTTATTTTGCGTGCCACCTGCCGGACGCTTGATGTCTGCCAGCTCTTTTTCCAGGTCGCTTTTCAGGTTCTCCAGCTCGCTGATTTGCCCGTTCAGGCTTTCCACCTGTTCGGCCAGCTTGCCTTTTTCCTGTTCGATCGCTTCAATGCGCTTGTCGTTTTTTGCCTTAAAATCGTCAAACTTCTGCTGCAAATCCTGCGCGACCTGTTCCACGTCTTTAACATCAACAGCCATTATTCACTCCTGATTAAAATTTAAGATTTTTCAGTGCATTCAGTGCGGCATCCACATCCTCAGCATCACGCAGGGATAAAGCGCCGTATCCCCCGGCCATGAATGCTTTGGCCTGGGTTCGCGAAAGTCCAACATCGCGCAGGACCCGCTCAATGATTTTCTGATCAGGGATCTCCCCACGCGCCAGCGCATTTTTCACATCGCTGATGCGAGCCTCATCATTGGAAGGAAACGTCACCAGACTGACCTCCCACAGGTCGATCTCTTTCAGCAGGAATACCCCTTTTTCACGGTCGTACTCCCAGTCTTTCAGGATGTAGCCAATAGAAAGGCCGGTTAAAGAACCGGCCTTCATATGGGCATGTGCACGTTTTGCCAGGGGATCATCATCAATGAGTAATCGTCCCCTGACATAAAGCCCGACATCATCTTCTTTCATTTCGGTGTACACACCGATGGGCTCATCCATGCGGTGCTGCCAGAGCAACGCAGGCAGCGCCTTTTTTTCGCTCCATTTCTGGAGTGTTGTGGTAAAGGCTCCGGGGACCACCACATCATCGTGGCTGTCCTTAACACCAAAAACAGAACCGTAACCTTCAAATTCCCCGGAATCACTGACGGATTTCAGGTTCAGCGGTATATCAAGACGCTGTTTTGTCTGCATCTCCACTCTCCTTTTTCTTACCGTTGTCATCGCCAGCAGAGGGACTGGTGGTCATGTTCATCGGTGTCAGATACACATCACCACCCGGTCGGGGATTCATATCCTCCAGATCACGGCAGTCATTAGGGGAATAAATCCCCCAGTTGATCCCCGTGGCATACGCTTCAAAGCGGGATTTCATGTCGCCACGCAACAATGCTCCGGCATTAAATTTGGCGTAAAACCTCCCCTGCTTGCTCTCCCTGACCAGCCCTGTATTGATCCGCTGCTCAATACGGGTCAGATACGGCACAAGGGAATAGTTAATGAAACCAAGCCCCAGCTCTTCAATATTGTTGAAGGTGGCGCGATCGGTGTTCTGCACCATATGCAGCGGCACGCGGAACAGGCGACAGATTTCTTCCAGCTGAAACTTGCGGGTTTCCAGGAACTGGCTGTCCTCGGCATTCAGTGCCACCGTTTTCCAGTCCAGCCCCATTTCCAGAATCATCGGACGATGAGAATTTCCCAGCCCGACATGCCGTTCCTCAAAATCCTTTTTGATACGCGCATAAGCCTGATCAGAAAGTTGTTGATCCGTACGCAACACACCGGATGTTACTGCACCGTTGCCAAACAACCTGGCACCGTGCTCCTCAGTTGCCGCTGCCAGTGAAATGGCCTCACGCGCATACGCAATGGGATTCAGCCCGACCAGTCCGTCCAGCGTCAGAGTACGCACATGCCAGATTTCATCCTGGGTCAACACATCCACGGAGCCATCCGGAAACGTCACCTGATAAACCGGCTGCCACTGGCTGTTCAGCTTCGGTTCCACACAGCCCGGATCTATCGGAAGAAGCTCCACAACTTCCCCCAGCGCCTTCACCTTGTAGGCGTAAAAATTCCCCCGCAGACACAGGCAGACAATGACCAGTTCCCAGAATTCCTGCGGCGTCATGTAGCCATTAGGTTTTGCCGAAACCAGCTTATGCAGTCGTTCATCCACCGCCCGTGTTTTCAGGGTGCCGCTGATTTTGTAGAGACTGCAGGGCAGCATACCAACAGACTCCGCCAGTACCCTGACGCAGGAATACACCGCCGTCAGCCGCATGGCCCGCTGGCTACTGATCCGCTTTCCGGTATAG